GAACGCTCTTCGGGCGGGGTCGGACTACGATGAAGCTCGTGATCTTCTCTACCGCGCCTATCCCTCCCTCAGCTACAACGAACTGCAAGAGAGTCTCGAAGCGGCGATCTTCGTCGCCGATCTGCGGGGCCGATCCGAGGTCCCCATCCCGAAGGGGGAGGCCTGATGGCCGGCGTGACCTTCCAGCCCATGGCCAATGCCGAGGCCCTGCGGTATTTCGCAGGCAAAGTGCCGATGTCCGCCGAGGCCGCCACGGCCCTGTCCGATGAGGCCAAGCAGCGCGCCTTCTTCGCCGCCGGCGTCGCCAAAGAGGACGTCGCGGCGGACCTCCATTCGGCCCTCCTGCGCAACCTCCGCGAGGGCAAGAGCTTCGGCGACTTCAAGAAGGAGGCCCAGAAGCTCTCGGGGCTCTCCACCCAGCGTCTCGACCTCATCTACCGCCAGAATGTCCACGCCGCCTACCAGGCCGGGCGCTACAGGCAGATGCGCGACCCGGCCGTCCTGAAACTGAGGCCCTATTGGCAATATCTCCACTTCCCGCAGGAGCGCTTCCCTCGGCCGGACCATCTTGCCCTGCACCAGAAGGTGGTGGCCGCCGATGATCCCTTCTGGAAGCAGTGGTACCCTCCCAACGGATACGGGTGCAAATGCAGCGTGCGCACGCTCTCGGACCGGCAGGTCCGCGACCTCGGGCTGGAACCCCAAACAGGCGACGACGTCACAGGCCTGCACGAGCTGCCTGACGGCCGGTCCGTCCAGGTCATCGCGCCCGACCCCGGCTTCTCGGGCTCCCCCGAGACCTACTGGGAGCAGGTGGCGCGCGGGGCCACCGCACACGTCCGGGCCACGGCCGCCTTCGAGCCCCTCTCCGGTCCCGCGGACGCCGGGCCGATTAAGGCGCAGGGCGGCCCCACGGCGCCGCCCCACGCGGGCGGCAGGGGCGCGGCGGCGCTCGCCAAGGCCGCGGGCATCGCCCTGCGCGGCGAGGTGCTCGCCGGCGCCGACGGCGGCCCTGTCCTGCTCACGCCGGGGCTCCTGAAGCGCGCCTCCGTCGAGGCGAGCCGCCTGCCCAGCCTGCGCGACGTGCTGGAGCACCCCGATGAGGTGTGGATCTCGGGATATGCCGACAAGAAGGCCAGCGTGGTGATGCGCCGCACCTATCTCCGCGTCCTCGATACCGCCGGCGAGGGGCTCGTGCTCGTCGCCGAGGTGGAACGCGGCGCGCTGATCGGATACAAGGCCGTGACCGAGCGCGAGGCGCAGTCGTTCAGGGTCGGTCAAAGGCTGTTCAATGCGCGGTCCTAGGTGTTCAAGGAGACGCCCATGAAGCTGAACGTGGAGACATACAAAAAGGCCCAGGGGCTCATCGGGCAGGGCCAAGTGGATCACCTGAGTCCATGGGTCGAGCCAGATGATCCGAGCCAGATCACGGGTTACCTGGCTACCGACGACAGCGGCGCGCCGGCGTGCCCGATCGGCATGGGCGGCATGGTGCACGCGTCAGCTCTCTCCGCGGCCCGCGATGCAATGCCGTGGGATGACGCCGTCCGCCCCGCCCTCGACAAGCTGCGCCAGCAGTTGCAGGCCGTAAGCTACATGAGCGACGAGTCCGGCGGCCTCGCGAGATTCTCGGAAGGCATCGAAACGCCATGGTTGGAGGCCTTCAGGGCCGGAGACTACAGCGGGCAGAACAAGGGCCGGTGGACGCCCGAGGATATCGACACCATCGTGGCGAACTACGACCGGAGCTACCACGAGGCGCCGGTTACGACGGACCATGCCCATACGGGCCCCCGCCATGGCGTCGTAATGGCGCTCCGGCGTGTCGGGGACGTCCTCCAGGCGAAGCTCGGACGGCTGAGCCAGGCGCTCAAAAGCGCCATCGAGGAGGGCAGTTACCAGGGCCGGTCAGTGGAGCTCTACAAGGACCTCGACGGCAAGGGCCCCTACCTCCGCGCTCTCACGTTTTTGGGCGCCGGGGTCCCGGCCGTCAAGGGTCTCAAGCCGGTCGCTTTCCGCGAAGGCGAAGCCGTGACGTTTGAGTTCAAGGACTACCCGCCGAGCGAGCGCAAGGCCATGGCCAAGAGCGGCGAGGCCATGGAGGATGGGAGCTTCCCCATCCGGACTCGGCAGGATCTGCTCGATGCCATTCGGACCTATGGCCTCGCAGGGAACAAGGCCGCCGCCAAGAAGCACATCACCGAGCGCGCTAAGGCGCTCGGATATACCGACCTGCTGCCCGCGGATTGGCCCGGGAGCACGCAAAAGAAGGAGGCCAAGATGGCCGACGAAAAGGGATCCATAAACTTCGAGGAGGAGCTGGCGAAGCGCGATGCGCAGATCGCACAGCTCCGGCGCGAGGCGCGTCTGGCCAAGGACGGCGCCTTCGTGGACGGCCTGGTGGCCGCTGGCCAGCTCACGCCGGCCCTGCGGGACCTGGGCGTGGCCGAGTTCTGCTCGGCCCTGGACGAGGCGGAGGTCGTGACCTTCGCCGAGGCGGCCCCGGCTAAGGATGGTCAGCCGGCAAGGCCTGAGGTCAAGCTCAGCCGGGCGGCCTGGTTCAGGGAGTTTTTGAGCAGGCTCCCGAAGGCCGTGGAGTTCACCGAACTGGCCGCCAAGCACCCCAGTGAGGCCCTCGCTGCGGGCACCAAGACGGCCGACACCGGCCTGCCGGTCGACCCCGCGCGGGCGCAGCTGGACAAGCGGGTCCGCAGCTTCATGGAGGCGCATCCCACGCTGAGCTACGCCGAGGCGCTGGATAAGGTGATGGCCCTGTAGGGCAGAGAGGAGCATGCAATGGAGCGCTATGAAATGACCAAAGGGGCCGTTCCGATCACCGCCGCGGCGGCCCTCTACGCGAACCTCTTCGTGGGCTACGACGGCAATCCCTGTGCCGCCAATGCCAAAGCCCTGGGGGTGCCGATTTTCGACTCGGCCCCCGGCGACGTGGCGGCCGTCTACACTGCCGGGAATATCATCCCGGTCATCGCGGGCGCCGCGGTCACTGTGGGCGCGCCTGTAGCGAGTGATGCCTCCTCGCGGGCCGTCCCGGCTCCGCCCCTGGGCGTCGCAGCCGGCGCCACCGGAGTGCAATCCACCGCCGCCAACGGCAGCATCCTCTCCGGCGGGGCCCCGCCGGTAGCCATCAATGGCTATGCACTCGACGCCGCCGCGCAGGCTGGCGCCCTGATCCGCGTCCTGCTGGTCTAAGGCAAGGAGGTCACGATGGCCACGCCTGTCTCCCGCGGTTCATCCCTGCGAGTGGTCGACCCCGTACTCAGCGGGGTCGCGCAGGGGTACCAAAACGCCGAGCTTATCGGCGAGAGTCTGTTCCCCATCATCCCGGCCGAGAAAGAGGCCGGCCACCTGATCAAGTACGGCAAGGAGGCCTTCAAGCTGTACGCCACCCTGCGCCCTATGCGCGGCCGAGCCGCCCGCATCGATCTCGGCCAGGACTCAATCCCGTTCGTGCTGAACGAGCACTCCATCGAGGTACCCGTAGACGACCGCGAGATCGCCGAACAGAATGCCAACCTGATCCCCCTGCAGCGGCGCAACACGTTGCTCGCCATGCAGGTGATCAGCCTCACTCGCGAGAAGGCTTGTGCCGATCTGGCGCAGACCGCCGCGAATTTCGGTGCCAACACGGGCACGCCTGCGACCAAGTGGAGCTCGGCCTCCGCCACGCCCATCGAGGACATCCGGGCCGCCAAAGAGGTGATTCGGTCGGCCGTGGGGCGCTACCCCAACACGCTGGTCCTGGGAGCCCAAGTCTTCAGGGTCCTCCAGGATCTGCCGGAGTTCACCGACCGCATCAAGTACACCCAGCGCGCCGTCGTGACCGAGGAGATCATCGCCAGCGTGCTCGGGCTCTCCAAGGTCGTCGTCGGCAAGGCCGTCTATGAGACGGATGCGGGTGTGATGACCGACCTCTGGGGCAAGAACGCCGTGCTGGCCTATACCCCGCAGCCGGGCGACCCCATGGGCGACGGCATCCCGAGCTTCGGGTATACGCCACGCCGCACCGGTTACCCCATCACCGAGACCTACCGCGAGGAGCCGCGTCTCGGCGTGGTCTACGTCGCCGACATCTTCCAGCCCTACATCACGGGCGCCGACGCCGGATACCTGTTCACCAACGTGGTGGCCTGACTCTCAGGAGAGGGCGATGTCCTATAGCACAGAGGACGACCTGCTGAAGCACGTGAGCGAAGACACCCTGATTCAGCTCACCGACGATGCCGGCATGGGGATCGTGGATGCCGACCGCTTGGCGGATGCCATCGCGGATGCGGATGCCGTCATCGATGGCTACCTCTCCCGGCGCTACTCGGTGCCCATGAACCCCGTGCCTCCCCTGGTCGTGCGTATGTCCGCGGACATCGCCCTCTACAACCTCTACTGCCGCCGTCCGGGCACCATGCCCGAGGAGCGGCAGTCGCGCTACGATGCGGCTTTGGCCCAACTCAAGGATCTCAGCAAAGGCATCGCCATGCTGAGCTTTCCGGAGGCAGCCGTGGCCATCGAAGACGCCGCGCAGATGATCACCAAACCCTCCGTCTTCAGCGGAGGCGGCAGCGTCTCTTCGACGCTGCCTGTACTCACCGACGACGGTTTCCAGGGATACTGAGAGCCATGGCAGGCATCACGTTGCAGGTGGACGATCACGAGGTTCGGGCTTGCTTTCGGCGCCTGATGGATGCGGGCGCTGGGCCGAGCGTCACACCCGTGCTCTCCGAAGTGCTCTACAGCGGGGTCATGGACAACTTCGAGGCGGAGGGGCGCCCCAAAAAGTGGCAGCCCCTCTCGCCGGTCACTCTCGGCCTCACGGGGCCTCATGCCATTCTCCAGCGCACTGGGTCCCACCTTCGAAGCCGTATCACGCGGAGCTCCGGCTCAAAGTTCGCCGAGGTCGGTATCAACTGGGTGGCCGCCGCCATCCACCAGTTCGGGGGGAAGGCCGGCCGGGGCAGGAAAGTGACGATCCCGGCGCGGCCCTATTTCGTGGTGACGGATGACATGAACCGCGAGCTGATTGCCACTATGGAAGAGGCTTTGCAGGAGGCCGCCGATGGCCATTGAGAGCCTCATCGCGATCGATCAGGTGCAGGATGGCATCTCCGGCGCCATGAGGGCGGCCCTCACGCCCCCTGGCGGTACCTGCCTGGTCAGGCGCATCGAACCCGTCGCTACCGAGGACCTGGCCACCAGCTTCCAGCAGCTCGTGCTCAACCCGCCCTGTATCCTCATCGCGCTCAAGAGCCTCCGGTATTCCGTGGCCGGCAATGGCGCCTGGAGAAAGTTTCGTGCCGAGGCCGGCTTCACGCTCATTCTGTCCGCCCGCAACCTACGCGGATTCAAGGCCGCCATGGATGGAGGCCCGTTGACGGAGGTCGGCCTAGTGCACCTCGTGGCTGCCGCCGAACAAGCTCTCATCGACGCCAATTTTGGGTTGGACATCGACCCACTCAAGCCCGTCTCGCTCGAGGCGCAGATCGAGGAAAAGCTGGGCTGCCTAGTCTATCGCATGGACTGGGCCACGGGCTGGATCGTCCAAAAGGTCCTGGACGTGCCTGATCTGCTGCGCATCGACGCTCTCTATAACCAAGGACAAGCCGAGGATCTCGTCAATCTGAGGCCATGAAGGAGATGACCATGCTCGTCAAACCCACCGGGGCGCCGGTGCCGATGGAGGACAGCCGGAAGATGATCACGGCCGCCACTGAAGTGCCTGACACGCCCTACTATGCGCGACGCCTCCGATCGGGTGAACTGGTGGAGGTAGTCCCGGCCCGCAAACTCGCGGCGGTTCCATCGCCGACTACCGAAGAGGAAGCAGTGGCCCGAAGGGC